GCTTGTCTCCTCTGCATTTCCTTTCAATAAATCATTCAATGGATTCTATCTTGTTTTTAGGAAATTGCCTGATGGAAGCACAATTCAACATAAGATCAGACTGTGTAGTATTACTAAGAACGTGGCTGTTCCACGCATCTTGGATTCTGGTGAAGGTGAGATTAGTCTCAATTCGGAAACATGGTCTGCAACACTTGTCGATCCTGACGAGCCAACACATTATGGTGATTGTGGTGCTCCGCTTATTATCGAGACCGGCTATGGCCTTGCCTTAGTTGGTTTTCACATTTTATTGCAGCGAGATATCAATAAAACGATGGCTGTATCTTTGGCTAAGGAAGACGTGAGTGGGTACATACCTACGGTTGACGTTCAATCAGGTAAAATAGATGTGGATTCAGAGCAACTTTATGTTGCCCAACCAGGCAAATCTTTCATAGATTACTATCAGGACGCCGAGATAATGTATCATGGTGAACTTAAAGGGTTTCGTTCGAGACCAAAACACCATGTGTTTAATACTGAGCTTGCACCCTTTTTGGTGGGTCAACAAGTTTGTGGTCACAAGATAAACTTAAAAGCATTCCCTCCAAAGATGCATTCCTGGATTCCTCAACAAATGTCTTTGAGTGAATTTGTCAAACCTGTAAAGGGGATGAACGAGTCCATTTTGAGAAAATGTAAAGATGTTTATCTTTCTCACATCTTAGACAATCTCCCTGAGGAAGAACTGAACCTGTTGAGTGTGTATCCAAAGGATGTTGCCGTTAACGGCTTTCCCGGAATAACTTATCTCGACTCTATCAAAAAATCCACGAGTATGGGTTTCCCATGGAAGAAGACTAAAAGGTTGTTCTTAGAACCCCTCAACGACGACAGGTGGCCAGATGGAGTCAAGTTTATCGATGAGATAGAAGAGATAATGGACACAATGAACTCCAAATTACGTAATGGAGTTAGATGTCACCCAATCTTTTCAGCAAATTTGAAGGATGAACCTGTGTCTGCAAAGAAGGTTGTTTCTGGTAAAGTTAGAGTGTTTTTTAGCGGACCCGCACCTTTACTTATAGTGGTGAGGATGTACTTCCTCTCGTTTGCGAGAGTTTTTCAGAGAAATCGGACTCTTTTCATGAGTGCTGTTGGCATGGACCCGATGTCACCGGAGTGGGATGAACTTGCTAAATATCTCTTAGAATTTCCTAATTACATCGCAGGGGATTATGCCTTCTTTGATAAAAAGGTTAAAAACTTCATGACTTATTATGCCATGGAATTTGTTGTGGACCTTTGTGAAAAATCTGGAAATTTCGATAAGGGTGATATCATTGCTATGAAGACTTTAGCGCATGATCTTGTTAATCCAACAGTTGATTATTTTGGCATGCTCGTGACTCTCTTGAATGGAGAGGTTTCAGGTCATCAAATGACTACCATTTTCAACTGTATCATAAATGTGTTTTACATGATGTATGCATATGAGATGCAGGGATATGATGTTCATGACTTCTTCGATAATGTTCGAGCGGTGACGCTAGGAGATGATCACGTTATCTCTGTGTCTAATAATAAACCTCTTTTTAACCATACAAAAATACAGGAAGTTATGAAATCATTGGGTGTTGACTACACAATGGCTGACAAAGAGTCGGAATCAGTAGAATATATACCTTTCGATCAAGTTACTTTTCTTAAGAGAAGTTTTAGATTCGAGCCATTATTGTCCCGCTATGTTGGCCCTCTAGACAAAGAGTCCATCTTTAAGATGGTATCTGTACAAGTTGCGTCTAGATCGGTCTGTAAAGAGGAGCAATTGGCCCAAGCAATCTTAGCTTCAAATATGGAGAGCTTTTTCCATGGAGAAGCTTTCTTTCGCGAGTGGAATTCCTTGATTTCATCTTTACCTAAGAGCTCTGTCTTGGAGGTGTATATGAACCAATTCCCTCGTCTCACGTGGAAAGAAAATGTTGAGAGATACCTAAATAAGGTTGTTCGAAACTCGGCTTCGGAACAAAGTCGTAACCAAAATGTCCAGAATTCTCGCAGTTACTGCATACCCGATAGATATCCAACCAAACTGGGTATGAGAGTGGGCGGAATTCTTTTTCCTACCGGGGCGTTCCCCGAAATCCGTATTTACGGAAGTCTATGGTTGGAGGACAAAAGTTGGATTAAGCAGGTGGAGACTAGGTTGATTCCACCTGACGAAAATTTTCGACCAAGCAAAACTAATGAAGAAATAAACAACACCCATAGTGCTGTCCCTGAAACGGCCAACGAAATTAATACCGAGATAGAAAATCAAGAGTTTGTGGGTGAGACTCTACCTCTATCTCTAGACATGGGTTATAAACATGACCCAAATGCTAAGTCAAACTTGACCGTGAACACTCTTCCAGGGTTTTTATCGAGACCTGCAAAGATCGCGAGCTATACTTGGACTGAAGGAGGGAGTATAAATGTAGCCAGTTTTAAACCCTGGGATTTATATTTCAATATTCCTTCCATCAAAAACAAGCTCGAGAGTTTTGCACTTATGCGATGTAAACTCAAGGTGAAATTTACTATCAATGCCAGTCCATTTTATTATGGATCTTTGGCTGCGATATACACACCAATGAAAGACTACCTCACGTCAACTTATGCACTTGGAACTGCAACTGGTGATCAAATTCTTTGGTCCCAAAGACCTAAGGTTTGGTTGGATCCACAATCTACCAGTACCGCTGAAATGACTCTTCCATTTTTGTATCAGAAAAACTTCATTGATACAACTTCAAGAGCGCGGTTGCAAGAAATGGGCACCATAAACCTGGTTGAGTTCACCACTTTACGAAGTGCAAATGGAGCTTTCACAGCAGGCGTTAATATTGTTGTGTATGCATGGGCTGAAGATGTTGAGCTTACAGCTCCTACATCCAAAGCAGTTTTGCAATCAAAGAAAGAATATCTTCCCAATGGTCAAATTTCTGGTCCTGCTTCTACGATTGCTTCAGTTGCTCGACGTCTTACTGATGTTCCTGTTATTGGTCCTTTTGCTAAGGCTACCGATGTGGTTGCATCAGCAGTTGGAAGTGTCGCGTCATTTTT